TTACACAAATTGATCGGTTCAAATGCTATTGAAGTTGGCAGTGGAATTTCTTGATACATTATTGTTTAACCATTAGATAATCACTCTTAAACATGTCATCTATGCCTTTCAATTTATATCCCCAACTTTGTAATAATTCCACAGCGTCTTTGTTGCCTTTATTTTGTTCAACAATTATCACAGGAAAATATTTTTTTATAGTTTGTTCGCTTCCTTTGATTGCTCTCAGTTCATAACCTTCAATGTCGTATTTTATGAAACCAACATTTTGATATTGGAAACTATCAATAGTTTTGATAGGAACCTTGACATTTCCACTGTCCTTTATTCTGCCAACTTTGTTACTTGTTGTAAATGAATACCCATTTTGTTCACCAATACCACAAACAGTATAGGTGAATTTTGAAATGTCTTTTACATTCTTTTTGAATTCTTTTAATTTGTTCCTAAAATCAAATGCAAATATGTGTTTGAAATCCTGTTCCATCTGTGCTGAAAATCCACCTTCCCTACAACCAACATCGATTCCGATAGTTCCTTGAGTGATGTAAGGTTTTGCCATTGCGTATGTCTCTCGCCAGTTTCTTAAATGTTGCTCGTCCATTATAAATTTTTTTCGTATTCAGTCAGCCATGCCTCTAAATCAGGGCCATTCAAAGGTTTAGGAGTGAGCCATTCTTGGACTCCTGGAGTTGATGCCCATTTACCACTTGGCATCTTCCAAGCATTGTGCTTTGGCTCTTCCACGTGCTTACCAACCATGTATCTTCTCGTGCCAGGACCATAAGGCTTGATTTCAGATTGCACCACCACCAAACCCAATCTATCAATCCATTCTAACATACGTTCTTTGTGATTCTTTTTCATTTGTAAACAGTAGTTATCTGAATTTTTCAATCAGTTTTTGCCACTGATTCTTTGTCATATCTATTTGCACCAACGGATGGCGTACGTATTTTCTTTTGTTCTGGACATGCTTTATGTCCTTTGATTCAGTTATCAGGAATGTGTTTGGTAGGTATGCGAGTTCTTTACCATTTATATGCACAAATGATTTGGTGTTATCAGAACGTTCCTTGAAAAACCATAGGCACATTATTTCTTTATTGAAATTAATATCAGAAAAATTCTCTAGGAATTCAAAACCAGTTCTATATTTGGAATCGAAATCCTGCCATGTTTGGTGATTAAGGTTGTTTTGATTTTCGTATAATTTATCGTATTCCTTAGTATCAAAAACATTCAGCGTGTAAATGTGTTTTACTGGATCTTCAAAGTAATGAGTTGGTTTTAATTTTTCCCAGTTCATTATGAGCTGAATAAGTTGATCAGTTCTTTCTTCCAATCATCACCATACTCACAATCTCTGTATCCATCGAACCACGGTCCACCTTCGGTGTAATGCAATATCTTTGGCTTGCCGTCTGTTGGTTCTTTGTACCAACCTACTAGCCAATTATAATCCGCAGGCATCTCACCTATCTCATTATCATCTAACCAACTAAATCTGTGAAGGAATTTGGCTGACTCTGAGTTTAATAAATCTGGTGTAAGTATTTTGTTCTTAGGATGTTCGCAGTTCCATAACACCATGCTACTCCAATTCTTTCTTGGGTAAACTGTTTGCACTTGACCGTCCATCTTTGTTGTTTCTTTTGGAGTATAGTCATGTTGTACACAGACAACTGCTTTGCTGTTGTCACAGTATTTTACAAGTTCATGAGATGGAATCTTCCATAGGAAATCACAATCACAGAATACTGCCCAACCCTTGAAGTCATTTAGATAGGGCACGAAAAATCTTGTGAACGTGAACTCTGTAGATGCTAGTTTGTCCACTGGACGTGTGTACAAACCTTGGTCTCGCATTTGTTTTTGCTTTAGGGGTATTACTTCTGCTGACGGATCTCTACGTTTGATGCTGTGTTCACAGACTTGGTACGCTATGTCTTCTCTGCTGTCGTGGCCTACGTAAACTTTCATTTTCTTCCTGATAGTAATTTGTGTATGTCTTGCCAATTACTTACACGTATTACATCAGGATGATCAAAGTCTTGATTGTATGGATGGTCGATTAATATAGGCTTTAAACCGTATTTGAGCCCGGCTACAGCGTTCTTTGGCTTGTCCTCGACCCAATATAGTCCGGTGTTGTGGAACTCGGATAATGCACTGTCTTTGTCCGCTCCTGTGCCAAGTATATGGTAATTTGTAAACACATGGTCTCCAAACAGTTCTCCCAATCTTCTCTTACGCAGTTGTTGTGCTGGTATGTCTGATGTCTGTGATGTGATAGGTATGAACGTCCAACCTTCAGCGGCAAGTAGTTTTACCCATGTTTGTGATTCCATCATTGGACGCTGTGTACCCATCCAGGCACTACGATTGAATTCTCTTATTTCTTTTCTTATTTCGTTTTTAGTTACACCAAACCTTTCTGCCATCTCGTATGTGTTCTCCTTGTTTGGCAACAATCTGTGGGGGTGGTACCTTGCACCTCGCTCATCAAACAGTGTCCTTTGCAACATCCATTTGGTGAAATGGTGTTCCCATTCCAGTAACACTCCGTCAACGTCTGTGAGTATAATCCTATTTGATGTCTGCATCTTCCATACCCGCAACCCTCAGTTTCACAATGTTCGTGATCTGCCATTGCTTCTGGTCCAACCCTTTGGTTATGCCTAACCATTGATTTCTTATCAGTGCGAAGTCGTTTATGATCTTGTCCATGTCTACCACATCGTCCTCGCCTTCCACATACGTCATTGCATCTCTGCTTGACAGAGCCCTGTTGTAATTCTCTAGATATTTCCTGAAAGTTTTTGATTTCAATCTTCTCAGTTCGATGTTAAGGTATTCTAGTATCGCTTCTAGTTGTTGTAATTGTCCAAACCTTTCTTCTACTATGCCTGGCAATGCCGCACTCGCCTTTTCAAGATTTCCGTATATCTTGCACTGCTTCTTTGCTTCTATAAGTTCCTTGTCAAAATATGCTATGCAGTCTGGTATCTTGCTTAGATTTCTGCTGACTTCGTTGTACCAATTAATCATCTTCGCCGTATCCGTCTGACTCCTCGTCGTCCTCGAACACAGTGTTGATGGCTTCTTCTAGTTTTGGATCGTATTCGGCAGACGCTTTAATCTCATCGTGTTCAACACCAATGTCCTCTAGGCTCTTGATGAAATCAATGGCCATGTCCAGTTTCTGTCTTTCCGGAACATAATGCACCACGGAATCCCATAATCTTTCAATGTCTTCGTGTGTAAAGTCTATCATTCCTCTATTACTTCCTCTGTTGTTTCTGGCTCTTGTGTAACAGTTTCTGAAAAATCTGCCATAAGCATATCTAATTTATCACCTGTCCATGCTTTTCTAAAGTCTAAGTGTTCTTTTCCTTTGGAATCAATATATTTCAATCTATTTCCTTGTTGCGTCAGCACACCCTTCTTCTCGAACAGGTCTACCAACCCACTGTAAGGATCCATCCCTGTGTCATAAGGGATCTTAACTTGTACGCCCTCGAACGGTTTGGCGTATCTTGTCTTCATTACTTTACAAGCGGCCCTGATACCTCTCACTTCGGATATCTTGTTGCCTTTCTCGTCTTCTTTCAGTTTTAACTTCTTCATCGCGATAACAATCGAACTTGCGTATATGAAACCTTGTCCGCCTGATATCTTGTCATCTGGATCAAACATATCCTGTGATGCGTATGTGTGATTGGTTGCTATTAGTCCAACATTCCAACTTCCGAACATGTTGACACAGTTTCTCACAAGCGCCGTCAAGGCCTTAGGTTTCCTACCCAGGTCACCTTTCATCTCACCTTTTTCGAATTGGTCAACATCAGTTGGTGTTAGTAGCATACCCAAACTGTCTATCACGAATAACACTTTTGGTGCACCTTCTTTGTTGTCAGCATGTTCGTCCTTGTATGCTTTCATAAACTCTGATACTGTTTTTGCTACATCATCAATCATTGACAGACTCAATTTCAAAAGTTTCTCTTCTGATGTGTCAACACCTAGTGCCTGTAACCAAGTTTCGTCAAGTGCGTTCTCAGAGTCGATCAGTATCACAAAGATGCCTTGCTCTTGTGCGTTCTTAATGATGTTGCCTGATGCTATGTATGATTTACCCGCACCAGACTCACCGGCAAGCACTGTGACCTTGCCTAGGGGAATTCCTTTGTTGAAGTCTCCGGACATTAAGTAGTTCAGTGCATAGTTTCCTGTTGATATCCAGTCAGTTGGATCGCTAAATCCTATTCCTAGTCCTTGTATAGACTTCGTGATGCTTTTTCTAAATTTTGTTGCGTCAAATACTTTCGTCATAATTTTGTCCTTTGTGTCATCTATTTTAACATACCTAGGCCCTAACGTCAACGCCAGGGCCTTGGTAAAATGTCAGATTATTTTGCTTGTCTTGATCTAATCAACTTCAAGATGTCTTCTGCCCTCTTGGCGCTATCGCCTGCAGGAGCAACTGGTGCCGCCTCGGGTTGAGGTGCTGGTGCAGATTCAGTTACAGGTGCCGCCGTTGGAGCCGCTTCTGTTACTGATGTTGCCGCTGGAGCCGATGCTGTTGGTACTGTGACCTGTGGTTTACCTTGATAAGCCACGCCCGCTGGTCTGAAGTACTGTCCATACTGCTCAAGATCATAAGCCTCACCTTCCACAGATTTTTCAAACAATTCTTTGATTATTTTCACTTCTGCTTCTGTCGGTTCTTTTGGTCTGAAGTCTCCCAGGTTGTGTAACCCGTGTGTGTCGATAGCGGCTCTCTCCGCCTCGTCCAACGGTCTTTCTCTTCTTGACCATTTTGATGTAGAGTAGTCTGCATAACCACCTTTAGTTGTTTTAGTGATCCTGAAGTCAACGCCTTTCAAGTAATCAGTTGGCATTTCTTCCATCTCTGGATCCATCAATGCTCCTCTGATTATGTTGAATATCTGAGGTCCAATTATGAATCTTCTGATCGGATTCTCAGGTGTTGTGTCTTCTGCTAGTGGATTCGTTGTGACAAAACCCTGGAAGATGTAACTTTTCTTCTTCCAGTATTTTCTGCCCATGTCTTCCATGCTCTTGTCTTTGAACCACGGTCTCACCTCTGTGAGTACTGGACAAGTCTTCCCATACATTTCCATGCACGGTACTTGCACTGTCACTGGTCTAGAGTCAGTCTGACCTTTGATACCTGCGAATGGTAACTTGATCATGTTCCTCTCGGTCCAGAAGAATGTGTTGGTTTCGTCCTTGTCTGGTAAGAACCTGACTACTGCTTCAGA